ACGGTATCGCGACCGGCGACCTTCGAGATGCGAGATACATCCGGGTTGGTCGTAATTGTGACGACCGGAGCGGTTGTATCGAGTGTGATCGAGTCTGAAAGCTCGGCGGTCTCGTTGTACACGTCGTCGCGAATCTTCGCGTAGACGGTCTTTGAGCCATCGCCGGATGACAGCTTGATCTCGTATGACGATGTGTAAGCAATCCACTCAGAACCGTTCTCTGTGGACTGAACATCAGCGTCGTATGAGGTATCAACGTCACCCCAGATCTTGATCTCATAACCCGTGGTGTCTCCATCAACGGTGCTGAACTCGGCATCAACCATCTGAGTGGCCGTGTAAACATCGTCACCATTGATGAGGAACGTTGCGCCAGAAGGAGCAAGCGTGTCAAGGGTTATATTAAAGTATGAAGCCATTTGACTCCTCGTTCGTTAATACTTCCAGAGTTAATTCTAAACTGAAAGCAAAACTCCAAATGGCTTAATTTTTAATCGTTTTTAGGATTTACCCCAATTGATTTACCACGAATTACAAATTCGAAATCAAAAGTTCCTTCACGATCATCAGCGCTAAAGGAAGGTCTCGCCCAAAACTCAAAGCTCTCGTTGGGGAAAATACTTTCTGACTTGGTGGCCACTATTGACTCGCCAGCGGCAGCCCAAACACCCGGCTCATCATCGTCGTCTCTGGAAAGCTGAATAAATTTTGCACCGTCTCCTTCGACGTAAACTTCCATTTCCCTGAGAACAGTGTCACCAATATTAAATGCGTAAATTTTAATCGGCTCGCCCTCGCCAAAGGAAGCGGTGGAAGGATCAATCTCATCGAGATCAAAATCTGCCAGAGAAATTCTCTCTACCGGCTCAATCATGTCTTCATCGTGAAAGAGGGCTACTTCAGCTGGCATCTTCTTCCTCCTCTACAGACTCGATAAGACCAGTCTGAGGATTCCTCTTGACGATCTTCTTGCCGTTCTTCGGTGCTTGAACAGTTACGTTAATTACTGGCTGCGGAAGATTGGAAGCAATCCTCTGAGCCATTTCTACAGGATCAACATCCATCACTTCAGAAGGATTTTCATGATCCTCCCAAGAATCTCCAACAAACTCAATTGCGTCTGTAGTCCAGTTATCAGACTCAGACATCGCAGCGATTTTCTCTTCAACTTCTACGGTCTTTTTGGACCCTTGCTTACGAGTCAAAAGCTCTTTGACGGTCTCTTCATCGTGACCCATCGACTTCAGCCTTAGCGTGACCTGCGCGATTGAATCAGAATCCATGTTCCGCATCAAGCGGCGAAGGTATCCGCGAGGAGCAGAAATGCGGACCTTGCGGCGACCGCGCTTCATCGGGCCTGTCTGCCGAAGATGATTGTCGAGGAGGTCAATCAGATCAGCCTGTCGCTGATCCATTGTCAGCTCAAGAAACTTCTGGATATCGACTTTGGAAGGATCTTTAGCTCGCCCAGCAACAAACTCCCTAATGTCTGCCTCTGTGGGCGTGTCGTACTCGCGTGCAGCCTCCCGAACAGCATCCATCATTCTCATGTGTTCGGTCTTCGACGTTGACGACGATTCTCCTTCTTTATTATCGGCGGCTGGCACTTCAGCCGATTCTGCTGGCGGAGCGTCGGCAACCGCGCCGGGTGCATCGGCCAGTCGCACTCCCCTCTCATCGAAGTAGATCGGCATCAGGAAATCTCATCAACGACTGTCTTGAGAATCTTCCTCTCCGCCTCGGGAGTAATGCTGTCTGACAGATTCAAGGTCATCGTCTCCTCGTCCCACATAGCTCCACCACGAACATCCTGCGAGCGATCAATCTCAAAGTTGAACGGCAGCGGACGCCAGTAAATCATGTTGTCCGGCGCGGGCGAAAACTCGGTCGCCTCTTCGAGCGTGAACATCTGGCCGTCACGGTCGCCGTCCTCAAAAGCGACGAGCAGATCAGAGCCTTCAGACTTGGCAGCAAGGATGACTTCGGTGTTGTAGAGATCGCGAACGATGCGAACTGTGTCCGAAGCAGAATGCCAATCAGAGAAGCCAGCGAAATGCTCGCGGGCCATCGCCTCAACATCGGTGTCTGAATCTGCCTCGGTGTCGCCGTAGAAGTTCTCAACTTCTGCGCGAACAGTCTCAACAGCCTTGGAGATCAGATCAACAGAAGTCTGCTTGATTGGATCTTCGGCAGAAAATGCAGATGAAAGAATTGAAGAAACATCATCGACAGCAGAAACAATGCCTTCGCTGTCGTATTTCTCCTCATCGTCGGAGTTGCCAATGTAAAACTCGTACTGGCTGGCGTAGAAGTCAGACAGGCGCGAGTTAAGATCGCGGGCCGCAACGCGATTGGTCTTCGATGAAAAATGCGGCGTGTCTGGAAGTGAACTAACGAACTCTGAGTCAGAATCGGAAAGATAAATGACTTCGCGAGGCTGAATGTAAGAAAATCCAGTCTGAGTAGGAACTGTTCCTACCTGCTCTCCCGGTACAGCCTCTACCTGACCGACACCCTGAGTCTCAGCCTGATTAGCAAGCTCCTGATCGCGGCGCTGCTGCTCAGCCCACGAAACAATCGGAGTGCCACGATCCTCGAGAACTTTCTGAAGATCCACGAGCTTCATGATTTCCTTAGCACCGGCTTCCTGCTGGCCAAGAAGCTGAACGAGCTGGCGCATGAACTCGTTGTCCTCATCAGCAAAACCCTGAACAACAATTTCTGCCGTGCCGCCAGCCTGAGCGAACTCTGGATAGTTGACGGCAAGCCACTGAGGAATCAGGTAGCGATTGATGTTTTCCTGAATCTGAGCAGAAAGTACAGCCTGCGACTCAAGGAAAGAATTACCCATTTCAGCCGCGACGTTGCGCGAAGAAGTGCCGCCCTTACCTTCAAGGAAAGCCTGCTCTGGAATGAAAAGCGAGCGAAGCTTCTGAACGTCGAGATACTCGAAGCTCTTGTCGAACGGCTCAAAGTTGACGGCATCCTTGGTGAACTCGATGTCCCACTGACGAAGGGTGCCGCGACCGTTAGCGTCCTCAAAAGGCTCTGACGGCATTGCGATAACACCGCCCGAACGCATACGCGCTCCCATCTCAAGCGCGTAATCCTGATAAGAGGTCTCAAGACCAGTAAGCGGATCTACGAAGTAACCCTCTGGATAACGGACAAGAACGGACGGATCAGCCTTGCGCTCAAAGGCGCGGTCAGCAATCGCCCAACGGAACCAGTAAGACCACCAGTACCGATAGGCATAACCGAGACGCGGATATCCGAATACTGAACCGAAGGCCGCATCTCTCTCGTTTGTGACCCAGAGAGAGTGATAAACATCGACCTTGTAGGACGACTCTTGATTTGATCCTCCTGCACCACCCGCAGTAGAAGAGACTCCAAGAGCTGTGCTGGCATCAGCAGGCGAATAAGCGATTCCGTCGAACTCGCCCTTGTTGTTCCACTGCGGTTCCACACCTTCAGGCCGTAGCGCAACAAAAGGCTTCCAAGCAATCGGCTGGATGTTTCCCTGATTCCAGATGGGCTGCTCTGTCTGCTCTCCGGTCTGCGGATCAATTTGTACATAAGTGCCTGCTGGTGTCCTAAATTCGAAACGTTTTACGATTGCCTGAAATCCAAAATCAAGCATATTCGTATTCTGAATTACAAAACTAGGATAGATTTTCCGCAAGTCATTATCGAGGTGAGCGGCAATCTGAGCGTTAGGGCCATTCTGATCTTTGGCGTTGATAAACCACTTGGCGCGAACGTGCGGAGTCTTGATGAAGCTGAGACCGAAGCCAAGCATTGGATCGCGGCGCATCTGACGCAGCTTCGAAAGAGGAATGCGCTCAACCTCGAAAGGTGAGCCGAGCTGATCAGAAACATCCTTCCAGTTGCCAAAAAGCGACTGAATTCTGCTGGAAGGTGCCTGCTCCTTTTTGGTGACAGCAGCGCGAATACGCTGAGCTTCTTCAGGCGATACTGCACCCTCAGGAAGCTGGCCATTATTATTAGCTGGAACGTCAGTCACTTTATTAGTCTCTCACTCTCGTCACTGGCTCTCCGAGACGTTTGCGCCAGTTATCGAATTCGTTACCACTACCTTTAAATCCTACAGGAGTGGAGCCAGTTCTACTTACTGTTGCTTGTCTAGGTATGGTAGTAGATGCTGGCAAGTTATTGGATGTGCTAAGAGCACGTTGCTTTATCTTTTTAATGTTAGCTACTGCGTATCTAAAATTCGACATACAGTGGTTAAATTTGTCGATCTGGTTGCCTGACCTTGGATCTGCTCGCCAAGCTTTAATTTCCTTGACAAACATAGGACACGCTTCACCATCAACAACAAACAATTCGTCGTCAAACATCGAACGAATTGACTTAATGTGCTCGTCGAACTCACGCGTAGTGTGCCAACGAGTCGGGAGTCCCATCGCTTTCCAATCCATACGAGCCGCCTTGCCCTGAGGGTCGGCAAAACGCTCGTACACGCGGAACCCATTGTGCTTGGCAGCCCAACGGCTTTCTCTCTCAAGCACCAGCTTCCCAAGTTGTTCATTGCCAATCTCGGTGATGTAAATCTCACCAAAGCACACCAGCGTGCCTTCTTTGAGACGGCGAGTAATAATTTTATCTTCAGGTTGATTCCAAGCTTCAACCTCGATTTCAAAAGCTAAAAGCTGATACCAGTTAACAGCGTGAGGGTTAGTTCCGCCCCAGTCCACTGAGAGAAAAATCGGGCCATTAGCCGGATCAGGATCAAAGTTTCTAATCAGATGCTTGTCATCACGCCAAGTCGGAACGTAGTGATGCTGCATTTCTGGCTTGGCGCACAGCTGCTGAACTTCGAAAGTATTTCGGTCATTCTCAGTGAACTGCTTAACGATGTCAGAAAATGGCTGCCAACCACGACTCTTATAGAAGTCGCCGTTACAGACATCGCGCAAAAGACGAGGAGATCCATCCTCCCATTCGCCTTTACGAATTGTGTCGCAAGGACAGCGAAGCTTTTCTGATAAATCAGGATTGGCGATCTGGCAGTTTTTCTGCTGGCTGGCAGTCTCCTTAATACACCAGATATAAAGCTTACGAGGAGGTTTATAGCCCTCAGCGACAGCCTTTTCGATTTCATCGATCAGCTCCTGAACACGACCAGATGGGCCTTTGCGAGTCGAAGTGGCTACATCCTGCGGATTCATCGTGCGACCGTCTTTGATCTTCTTTGAGATCGTCATGTTGCGCGACTCATTCCAAGTGTCGTCGCGCATAAGCTCGATCTCATCGGCGTGAGCGATCTGCGGGTGCGGGCCGTTCACAGCTTCTGGCGTAGAACCAAGAACCTCAATCTTTGAGCCGTTCATAAAAACGGTTTCGCGCATCAGAGAAGAAACGATCTCTGGTTTCTTATTGCCCTTCTCGTCGAAAACCCAGTTTTTCAGGTGAGCGTAAGCGCGAAACGACTGAGCCTCGATAGCTCCGAAGGTGCAAGACTCGATGCCGGGCTTGAAGCGAGCATTCAGCCAATGCAGAACAGCGACCATAAAAGTCTTTGCGCCGCCTCGGTTAGCAACGGCTAGGGCAGCGTCAATACGGTCGAAGTAAAGATCTGCCAGAAAGCTAAACGGTGCCTGATGGTTCTCGCAAACAGCAGTACGAGGAATATCAATTCCTAATTCGTATTTGATCCATTCGTGAAGTTCATCGTCGTTTTGGGGGCCAGTTTCGTTAAGTTTTTTCTCCAGCTCTTCCTGAGCAGCAAGCATTTCTGCCAGCTCCTCATCTGAAAGATTCTCGAGGAGCTTGAGCATCTGATCTGATTCTTTACTGCTCATCAGGCTCCACTTCTATGGCTTCGCCTTCGATGACATTGTGCTCTTCAATCTGCTTGCGGATAATTGATCCAGTCGGCCCGCTAGTCAGCTTCTTGGAAAGCATCTCAATCAGCTCTTCGCGAGAATGCTGCGCTGCTTCGTGAGCCTCTTCCTGAAGCTCAAACTTGCCATGCTGCACAGCGATATCAACCCAAGCCTGCGCGCCTTTTAGACGTACAGAAATCGGCTGACTCGGATCAATTGCGTCTTTGAAGACCTCAATGATCTGATTTGCCTGCCGTTCCTCTTCTGCGGCATCGGCAACGCGCTTAGAGATCCTGTCTTTTTTCTTGGGTGCTCTACCGCCCATTGCGCCGTATTTAGGCCCGCCTAACTTTCCTTCTGCGTGCCTTTGTTTGGCTAAATCAGAGAGCTTTTGCCGTGACTCTGGCGAAAAGTTCTTTTTAGGTTTTTCGGACACTAAACGATTTTACACACAATGATCTTATTTATACAACTCAGGATAAATTTCCCATAGAGCTGTGTTGCCTTCTCTTGTTAGGGCAACGTCAACTGTGTGAAGAGGAATTTTGTCAAAAACTCGCTCTTTTCCGTTCTTGGAGATCTCCCTTCCCGTCCTCCAGCGAAGCACAGTTCTCGGGCTTGTATCAACAGCCATCGCAAAATCTTCAATTGACCCATACTTTTCAATCTTGTGATTAATCCACTGTTGAAACGGAGCAATTTCAATAAGGTCATCGGCTTTACTGCGCTTATAAGTTGACTTCTCAACTTCTCTAGCCTTAATACCTTTCTCGCGGCGCTTTTTCTCAGCGTAAAAACGCTGTCTTTCACGATATCGCTCTGCCCACTCTGGATCAGTTTCAAGCTTCATCTTTTGCCATTCACGACGACTCTTTAAGCGGCGTTCGCGGCGTTGCTCTGGCGTCTGACCAACATACTTCTGCGGGCCATAGGGTTCAGACCTGCCCATACGCTCAGCATTTCGTATACGACCCTGTATACGCTCGCATGTACGGCAGATGTTGCGCCAATACTGAGGCTCTGTTCGCTCAAGAGGATCACGCCACTTGGCTACACAAAAATCAATCAGGTGACGCCATCTACCACATTTAGAACAGTGTCTTCTGCCGCAAGTAACTCCGCGTCTCCGCATAATTCTTACCTGCGAAGGAACGTTTGGGTTAGCGCTTCGATACTGCCTGTTGTATTCAAGACATTTTTCGCAAGTCTTAAAACCTTTAGCCGGACTGTTCTTGCTGCACCTTGAGCAGAGCGTGCTCTTCAACGTTCAACTCCTTAACCCTAATTATTGTTTTTGGCCATTCTCCCCAGTACCTCAAAACCCTTGCGCTTGCTATCTGAACATCGTCGCGATAAGCCATTGAATTAAGAGCGTCCATGACTAACTTCAGGGCATTATCAACGTCAGGTTTTTTGTTTCTCGGAATCGGGTGCCTAAGACCCTCAGCCGTTAAACTCCCATCTTTTTTAAAGTGAGACTGCGGTCGCTGCACATGAAGTTCTATCAAAAGATCGAGTGCAACGTCAGGAAGACGAGGTTCTCCAGCTTCTCGCCAAACCTGCCTGATTTCCTTTTCTGCCAGAACTGTTTGCTTGGGGGTATAAGCCCTGCCAGTCTGGGTGCTGAACTTTGGTCGGCCTTTGCCGACTGGTTTACCGTGAATCTCGAGGTGAATTTGGGATTGAGTCATGGACTAACTACGAGCGCCTTAATAGTAGCTAGTCCATGACCTTACAGGATCACCTCAGAAAATGGAATGCGCCTAAGACGAATCTTAAATTAGATTCCAGCTCCAAACAGCTATTTTTACTAAAACGTGAATATAGATTGGAGCAACTACAGCAAGAAATGCAAGAGTCGCAGTCCCAGCAATAAATCCAGCAAGGCCATTTCGCTGTTTAGGAGCTTCTAGCTGATTAATAGTTGACTGCTCCTGAGTTGGAAACTGATCAAAAATATTCTGACTCATCTCTCTCCTTATTTATAACTAGACTGTCCTGAACGCTGCCATTCCTGCTGGCGCATGGTCTCAAAACGGCTTAGCGCTTCGACTATCTTATACAAAGAGTCTCGCTCGCGTCTAGCCTGAGCGCAATAAGCTTCGTGCTTTCTCTGCATCCTGCGCCAATTGGAAACGTTGTGATCAGCTTCCACTTCGGCTTCGATGAGAGTTACTTTCTTTTCCTTGCCCTTCTCGTCGTACTTGTCGAGGGCGCTGATTAGCTCGTTTGCAAGTTCGTCAGCGGCTCGCTTGCATTCAAGTGCAATTCTGTCTTCTCTAGTAACCAAAAAGTTTTTGTGATAAGCCAAAACAGAATAATAAGAGTATAAACTTTGAACTTGAGTGTCAGATAGTTTCGTCCAGTCCCAAGGAAGTTCTGGAGCTTCATCACTTGGAGGTTCTGGAGCATGACGCCTATCGGAAGCAAGCTCAGAGTCAATGCTGTCGATGATCGATCTGTAGGGCGTCTCCTGCCATTCGACACGCGTGACGGTTTCCTCGGCGTCTACGACAACTTCTGTCACCTCTGGCACCTCAAGCTCGTCCTCAGCGTGTTCTTCGGTGCTCTCGCTCTCGATCTTTCCGGCGAGCTTGTCCAGATGATTAAGAACGGTCTGCCTAGCGTCGGTAGCAGATTCGTACTTCCAAACCAACTGAAGAAAGTCTCGAAGCTCGTCGCCTGAGAGATCCTTTGAGCGCGAGTTCAAAGACTTGACGATATCTACGGCAAGCTCTTTGTTATAGCCCTCCCAAGGCATCGGGCTACCGCCGTCTTCGACTACTTCGCCTTCTTCCTCAAGCTCTTCCAGCTCTTCTTCTTCGACTTCCTCTGGCTCAGGATCGACTGCTTCTGGCTCGCTCTCTTCGACCCCGCCAAATTCATCGTTAGCGATTCGAAGGATTGACTCCACTTCGGCCCCTCTGACGCTTTGATTCCAAGCGTCTTGAGCAAGCTCGACAAGTTTGCCAGCTTCGGAAATTGCCTTCTCTTCGTCATCTGGAATCGGACCTTCATAAATCTCAGCGATTTTTGCCTGATTAATAATTGCTTTTGCCTTATCTAGGTTCATGATTAGATCTTATCAACCTTGATTCCATCTTTCAAGGACTCTTTTTCGAGCTTTGTCATATGAGTAGTCGCTAATAACGAGTTTTGCCCGGTCAATGCCAACTGAGTCAGTTAGCTTTTCTGTCCCATGCTCGAAATCGAGCTTACAGGTTTTCTTGAAGTCGCACCACTGACAGGGCGGATAGGACCAACGCCATCCATTCGGATGACGCTTAGAAGGATTCTCAGAGGGAAGACGCTCGTCGATAAACATCTGCTTCCACTCTTTGAGACGCTCAATGCCCATCTCAAAAAATCTTTTGTCATAGTCAATCCGAAATTCAGCAGTCTCAAAAGGTTTATCACGAGACAGGTAATAAATGTAACCGTGAGTTACAAGATCGTAATCTGACCAAAGCTCGCCCCGCTCCTGAGCGTCACGCACAAGCGCAAGCTGAACTTTTAGCTGCGAGATATGACCTTCATCTGGACCTTTGATGCCAAGCTGCATCTCTTCGATAACGTTCTGATACTTGGACTTGATCTCTACGGGCAGCGGAGTATTCGAATCCTTGGGAAGAATCACGCAGTCAACTGAGCCGGTAAGCCAAGCATCAGCGAATGTAAATCCAGTCTGAACCTCATCGTCTGCTCCGGCAGAAATAAGAAGTCCAGCTGCGTCAAGAGTCGAGACAAGCTCATACTCAACAGCCTTGCCAGCAGCCATAACAGTTCGGGCGCGACGGTTAAATGGTTCTGCATTGGGCAGATCCATCATTCGATACATCGCCTGCCTGCCACAAGCCATTGGATCGTCGCCGGGAAATTGTGAGGCATGGAAAGAAACATGCCAAGGGTTTCCGTGCGGACTGTTGCCGTCACCGGAACGCCAAACCTGCTCTTCGACCTTGCGATAAGCGGCAGCGACGATTGGATCTAGAGAACGCTGGATCTGGAGCCGCGTAAGCATCTCTGAGCGACTCAGCTTTTTCAGCTTTGTGGACGAGTTGAGCTTTAAGCCCAGAATTGTTGTTCTGTCGTAGATCACTTTCTAAATTTTTCTGCGCCCTAGCGGAGGTTTTGGGCGTCTTCAATCAAATCCGCTAAATACCTTAGTTCTCTTGAGTAAACATCAGAAAGGTTATTCGCTGCTTCTCGGAGAATCCACGGGTTGCCCTCTTGAACGACCCTCTCATACGCATCTGAGTAATACGGGTTGTGAAACCGCTTGAAATGCGACCAAACATACTTAGGTCTCTCCCAGTGAACTTCTCTCTCCGTCAAGGCCAATCCAATCTTTCTTCCAACGGTTTACGACCTTGATCTTACCATCTTTAATTTGTTTAGCAAGCTCAGAATTTTCATCATCCAGCCTTGATACATGGACTAACGAGCCATCTGATAACTCTGCCATATCGCAAAGTCCAGAGTGCTTTTCCCTTTTACAAAGCCTGCAAAGTTTCGCCATTAGAAGTAGTTCTCTTGGCGCTCTTGCGCTGCATCTTTTTGTAGTGACTAATTACCTGATTAGCCTTGCATGAATAATAAGTAATGTTTTTAGAAACTGGCGTGATACGAAGACTGCTCTGCTTGCCTTTTTCTTTTACCAGCTCTTCGGCGTAGGCCAAAAACTTAGAACCGCGAATGTCAACTTCAATAATGTCGCCAGCTTTTACTGATGAAATATTCATTTCTACCTCTTTGATGCCTCGAGTGCTTTTTCTCTGATTTCTTCCTGAAAGGTTAGATCGCCCATGATGAACTCACGAAGCTTCTTCTCCCCTTGGAACTTCTGATCGCCGTAATAGTAGTAGGCGCCTTTCTGATCTACAAGACCGTAATAACGCGCAGCCTTAGACAATTCAAATACACGATCAAACTCGATGCTGTCAAGGTCGAGTCGCATCGTGGCAGTACGGAAAGGCCGGCAAACGCGAGATTTTTGAACGCGAGCCTTGATTTCAATTCCGTCAGGCTCAGCCTGTCCGCTCATTCCCTTTGACTGAGTTGCTTTCTCGTCTAGATAGCCCTCTCCGTTGCGATTGAGCCAGCCACCCTTCTTAAAGTGAACAGTCATAGAAGACTGATGATCGAGAATGCGACCGCCCGGAGCTTCTTCTGCGCCTGTGCGGAAGTTAGTTCTGACCTGATCGACCATGATCACGGTGTTCTCGCTGGCATCGAAACGCTCGTTGAGCCTGCGGAAAGACTTACCCCAAGCACGAGCCGTGATTCCCGGTCGCCAGTCGCGAACGTCAGCGTTTAGCTCGTCTTCTGATACCGCAGCCGTACAGGAGTCGATGACATGAAGGTGGACGACTCCGAAAAGCGCCTCCATTTTGTCCGTGATTTCCTCAATTGTGGTTCCCTCGACGACCATAAGCTTGTCAATATCGACCCCGATCTTTTCTGCTGTGAACTTCGGGTCGTACTGCTTCTCGATGTTGTAGTAAGCGCATGTGAGTCCTTCCTTCTGCGCTTCTCTAATGACGCTGAGAGTGGTAAGCGTCTTAGTAGATGAGTAGCCGCCGTAGAAACGAGACCACCGGCCAATAGGCAAACCACCGCCCATAGCAACGTCGAGTTCCAAACTGCCGGTGGAGATTCTTTGCGCGCTTTCAAACTGGTTGCCAATTCTTATTGAGTTTTCGTACTTACGATTAATTTTAGAGACAATTTCATCGTAATCTGCTGGATTAACTGGCATTAGATTCCATTTCTTTCGCAAATTGTTCAACTGATGCTGCGTGTTGGCAAACCACGCTAACGGTCCCATTCCAAGAATCAGTCGGCCCAGCAACCATAATCGCTTGACCTTCAGAAAGCAAATCGCCATACATTTCTAGCGACTCTTTCCAAAATCTAATTCTCCATTCGTTAAGTCCATAGGCAAGAATGACAGTTGCGAACGGGCTTCCACGCTTTGTGGTCTTCCTATCTATGCGAACGATCTCACCGCCGACTACAACGGTGCCGTCTTCGTTCTCAGCAACTTCTTCCTGAGTGTGAATGTTCTGCTCAATCAAAGAGGCATACTTCTGAATATCGGCAGCGACGGTCAGGTTCATTCCTAGCCGGTCGCGCTCCCAAATAGAAATCTGATTCTGACTGGCATCGCTGCGGCCATCGCAAAAGTCAAAAGCTCCTGCCTCTTGCAGAGCAATAAGCGCAGAGTTATTAATGGCGCGGGGAGCAATTCGATCACGGAAGTTCTGCATCGAGTCATACAATCCGTTTTCACGATTCTCAATAATCGTTCTTGCTCCAACTTCACCTACACCCTTGATGGCGAGCAAGCCAACTCGAATGCCCTCATCGTCCACCGACCAGCCAACTTCGGATCGGTTCACGCAAGGCGGTAGAATTTTTATTCCACGGAGGCGAGCTTCTCGAATTACCTGAGCTACGAAGTCCTGCTTCTCCTTTGGCTTTGAGCCAGAGGGGTAAGTCAGGATCGCTGCATAAAACTCAAGCGGATATTTAATCTTGAGATACATGTCCTGATATGCCTGAAGCGCATATGAGGCCGAGTGCGATTTATTAAATCCGTAATGGCCGAACTCAAGAATTTTGCGCCAAATCTCATTGGCAGTAGTTTTGTCAATATCTCTATCGACGCAGCCTTCGAACCACTTTTCTTCGAAGCGCTTCATGAAAGTTTTGGCAGTAGAACCACCCTTGATTCGGTAGAGCTTGCCCATCGCCTTACGGAGATCGTCAGCCTCAGCGCCGGAGAAGCCACCAATCTGCTTTGAGATCTCCATGACCTGCTCCTGATAGGTCACAAGCCCATAAGTCTCTGAGAGAATCGGCTTGATCGCCTCATGCCAAGTATCGAAGTCACCTCCGCGCTTGCGCTTGGCGTAATCCCAAGTCACTCCACCCTTCATAGGGCCGGGGCGATAAAGCGCGTTGGCTGCGGCAAGATCAAAAGCGACATCTGGATTGATGTCTTTGAGCAGATTTGTGATGCCGCGACTTCCAAACTGGAAAATGCCAATCGTGTAGCCATTGGCAAAGCCGCTCATTACATCCATGTCTACGTCGTAAGGATTGCGAAGCGGGCCAAGGCTGTAGAGATCTATCTCCTTGCCGTGACGACGCTTGATCAGATCGCAGGCGTAGGCGTGACGATCAAGGCCAGAAATCCCAAGGGCATCAATCTTGAGAAAGCCATAGTCAGAAACGACCGGGAAATCTGCGGCGTCTGACCAAGAGGTAACGAGGTCTCCCTGCTTGCCGCGCTCCAAAGCCATGTATTCGACAACAGGCTTAGGCGTGATGATAATCCCGGCAGCGTGTTTGCCAGCATTCTTCACAGAACCTTCGATGCGCAGAGCGTGTTCCCAGATGTCTTGGTGACGGCGCTTGAACTCCTGAAGCTTTTCGTTGTTGGGCAGAATCTCTTCTAGCGTCGTGTCTTCGTCGTCCTGACGAATCTCGATGGTGTCAGTTACGGCGTGAGCCTCGTCGTAAGGAACGTCATAGACGCGGCAGAGATCCTGAATCGCGGACTTAGGCTGAAAACGCGAGTGAGTGATGATGTCGGCTACGTGATCTGCGCCGTACTTGCGAGCGATGTAAGCCTTGACTTCTGAGCGGCGCTCGCTCTGGAAGTCAAGATCAATATCGGGAAGCCCCTTGCGCTCCGGGTTAAGGAAACGCTCGAAGAGCAGGCCCCAAGAAATCGGATCGATGGCGACAATGCCAACGAGATAAGAGATCAGGCATCCTGCGGCGGAACCGCGCCCAAGACCGACACGGATTCCTTCTTTCCTCGCCCAACGCACAACGTCGCCAACGAGAACGAAGTAATCGATAACACCCTTGCTATCGAGAATTTCAAATTCTGATTCGATCCGCTCGTAATAAAGCTCCTTGGGCCAGCGCTCCCAATGGCTATCTGGATATTCGGCAAGAATCCGCTCCATTCCCTCGTCGATCCACTCGCGCAGAATTTCTGCCGGGGACTGCTCATTTTCTGCCACCTTCGGAAGTTTTGGAGATTTATCCAGAAGAAAAGGCGTAGTTCGCTGGACAAACAGCTCAGTGTTGTCAAGTGATTCGCGAATCGTGTGTCGTGTAATATCGGGATGGTTGGCAGAAAACCACTCGATCATCTCTTCCTCTGTGCAGAGATAAAGAGTTGGATTTAGCTCCGACAGGTAGCCAGCCTTACCCTTCTCCTTGTCCTTTTCGAGCTTGGAGAAAGAGGTGGAAGCTCCGCACATCTTGGCGATCTTGTGAGTCTCGGCCCACTCCTGATAAGGAAAGTGAGCGTCATTCGTGGCGATGATGCCGATTCCTCGCTCCTGCGAAATTCCCACAAGTTCTTTGTTCAGGATCTTCTGCTGCTCGAAATCGTGAGGCATAATCTCGAGCCAGAAATCCTCACCAAAGATCGAAGTCATCGTGTCGATGTATTCGCGTACAGCGACAGAATCTCCACCCTCAATGAGATTGCTCAGCCAGCCAGAGACACAAGCTGAGGAACAAGCAAGCCCTTCGGAATACTTGCGAAGAAGCTCATAGTCAACGCACGGGTACTGATAGAAGCCTCCGCCGTCTTCGATCTCCCCGTAGGCGACCGAAACGATGCGAAGCAAGTTATGCCAGCCGCGCAGATTCTTCGCGTACAGACAGAGATGCCACGCCTGTCGCGTGTCCTTGCTGGAGCGGTCGGGCCTGAAATAAGCCTCTACTCCAGAGATGGGTAGAACTCCGGCAATACGGCAAGCCTCAATGTGTTCCAGCGCTCCCGAAAGAGTGCCGTGATCAGTTTGAGCTAGTGCGAACTGATCAAGATCAGCTGCTCTCTGAGCGTAGTGAGTAGCTGATCCTAGTCCGTCGAGTCTTGAGTATTCAGAGTGGCGATGAAGGTGAACAAATGACAATTTTAGTCGTTTTTGTTTTGATTTTCTCTTGCGTCTTCAATCATTTTTTCCATTGCATCAATGGCTTCCATGTTGAATGGAACATGAACCATAAAACCAGACTCTTCATCGAGAAAATTCAGCTGCATTCCCTCGTCAGTGTTGTCTGCCCCCCACTTGCAATTTTCGATAAAAATTCTAAGCATTTATTTTCTTTCTTCTTTCCTTGAAACAGCAACATCTGTCAAATTTTCGACCTGAACCTTGAAACCGTCTAAATCTGTATTGATGATTGTGTAGTCAATCAAATAAGATTCGATACCGGCCTCGCTTGAGTGCTGATCGAGAATACCAGTATCGCGTTCAATATTCCACATGATTCCGCCAGCTTGACGAATTCTTTTGGCTTCGTTTTCGTAACGAACGTCAGTAACTACGCAAATATCCGTAAGTCTGCCATTGTTTGAGAATTTATCTCGCCAATTTTTTATTGGAACAACCTGCTCAATCCAAAATTCTTCTCCGAACAACTGACGATGAGATTCATAGCCGTAGTTCTGCAACGCCTGCCTTCCGGTGACGGCGGCATCGAGAACAGAAACTACAGAATTCTGCTTGACATCCTCGCACCAGTCAATGGCATCCTCGAGAGAAATCTCGGGCCAGAAGATGCGAGCAAAACTCCATTTGAGAGGATCAGCGAAAGCGCGGCGAGCGGAAGTGAGATTCTGCTTTACAGCCCATTCTTCAATGATGCCGTAAGCCGTATCTTTACCGCTGCCGCGCCCTCCTGATATACCGATCAGCGTCGGTATCCGACTGGCCACTTAGGTCAGTCGGTTGTCACGCGAACGCGCTTGGTCGTCTCGACCTTGGCGCTAACGCGAGAAATGTTCCGATTAGGAACCACGACGAACTGCTGATCATTCTGCATGTCCTCGTGATTCTTGATGAAATCACTAGCTGCCATCTCAGCGTTGCGCGCCTGCGCCTCGCCAAGGTGGGCCAGCGTACCATCTTCACGCTCCTGATAGATGTGATACCTAGCAGTGCGAATCGGACTGTCGGGATTCTTGCGGGGGCGACCGGGGCCGCGCTTACGCGGAGTCTCCTGACTTGTCTCATCCTTGATAATGGTCTCTGCCATTTCGCTTCCTCCTTTCCTATTGATCGTTTTTCTTTCTTAGCGGTTACGCATGAACGGATTTACAGTCTGCTGCGGTGCAGCAGTACCGTTTCCGTTCGGTGCGGTTCCACCAAGCTCTTCGAGAAACTCGTCATAAGTCTTCGGAGTAATAAATTCCGAAAGATCGAACTTATTGGCGGCGAGTTCCTTCTCCTCGGAAGTCATTTCCTGAGGACCAGCATCGATGTCCTGAGGACTAATCAGATACTTAGTATCAAGCCTAGCGCCCTTGCGCTTGACCTTGAACTTACGAGACATAAGGCCCTTGTAATTGGCGTTAATCTCATCAAGCTCCTCAAACAGACGGATACCGGAAGACCAGATAGCAACCTGCGGCTTCGTTCCGGTGATCACAGGGTCGCCCGTGCTGTCGCGCACGATACGTCCGGTGTCATCACGCTTAAAGACAGGAGCATCGTCCCAAATCAGGTTGATGTAGCCGGTGAACTTACGCGGCATATCGCGCTCACAACCGGGGCAGGGCGTTCCGTCCTTCTGCTGATCGAGGCAGGGAGTAGGGCGGCCCCAAGCACGACCTTCGACGGGAATCTCGTGCATCCAGCACCACGCGATGTCATCGTCCTGCTCGAGAAAACGAACAACAGTTTCGTCTCCATCCTGAAGGCGGAAATAAAGCGCGCCGGGGCCACGCTGAACTCCACCCTTGCGAGACTCCAGTTCCGCTGAAGCCTCCCTAATTCCTGATAGTCCTCTTGGCATTTCTTCTCCTTAGTTGGATTTATTTAATTTGTGCTTGAAAGGATCTTAGCAAACATTCATCTGGATTGTAACCCAATCCTCAGAACTGTTCAAGCATTCTGCAATTTCATTTGCATTCATGGAAGCCGCATCGCCCTCATGATCAGGGCAAATCCTGACATCCATGAAATCTTTTAAGCAATCGACGACGCCATCGTGATGAATTCCGTTTGTGTCCTTCCAACCCCAAACGGCTGACTCGCCTGCTGGATCGCTGTCCAAGAACAATATAGCTTTGTTGGCCTTGTCCTTGATTACGCCTGCGTGAAAGTCCGAAAAATGTGATCCGTTTATCGCCACTGCCCTAAGTCCAGTCTTCATTGTTACGGAGATTGCGTTTAGCTCGCCCTCGCAAATTACGAGACACTCCTCGTTGCCGATCACTCGATTGGCTCCGTAGACCACTTGTGAAGTGTGATAGCAAGGAAAGCCATATCTATTCGGTTTTCCCGCTTTATCTCCTAGAACAAAATACTTCGGGAATTGATTCTTGGCCCAAGCGCGACCCTTAAACCCAATCAGCTGACCGAATTCGTCTCGCACGGCAAAAACTGGCCGATTAGAAATGTCGTCATATCCAAACTCCCAGTCTGTGAGAGTCTGGTGATCGAATCCCCTGTCGAACATGTAGGCCAAAGGTTCTGGAACATATTGCTCGCGCCTGATGGCAAAATCAACTTTTTCCCAGTCAACAGAAAGCTTTTCAAAAACAGACTCATCGATCAAAGGCTGAACAGCTTGCTCTTCTTTGGTCTCCAAGATGTTTTTAATTTCCTTAACCATCTCTCGCTCGTCCGGGTTGATCGCTCCCGGCTGATAACGATCCCTCAATAACCGGATTGCTTCCAGTGGGGTGATCCCGAGAATTACTTCGGTAAACCCGATGGCATTTCCGCGTTGCTTGCACCCATGACAAAAGAAAGCCGTCGTGTCAACATTCATGTAGCACGAGGGCTTCTCATCTAGACCAGCATGAGAAGGAAACGGGCAAGAGAACCGAAGTTCATCATCGGTTGCCCAAGAAAGATTTCTTACTTCAAGGGTCTCGAGGAAATGTTCTACGTCAATACAGCTTGGATCAAAACCGGGCATCTAAGTAACTTTTTTCCACTTCTTCTGGGTTGATTTGTGAGCAGTCGATTCCTGATTGTTTTAGGTGTGGCAGCAATTGGGCTGTATGAAATGGTCCTTCTAGGTCGGCTCTTTCTATGAACTTTTCGCTGTAAGGAGAGTTCACAGAATGGTTCATGGCGATCCAACGCTCGTGCGCGTAGCCAATTGCCAGCCGGTCATTTCTGATTCGCACATAAACATATTTGCCGTCGTCGAGGTCGCCCTCCCACTGGCAAATATGAAACTCTGAGATTTTCCTAAGCTGTGTCAGCCGCACTTTCAATACCGGGCTTTCCGAATTTATCTTTGATCGTAAGCTGGCGGAACTCCATGCTTTCGTGATCCCATTTTGCCATAAATTTTCCGAGTCGTCCATCTCGATTTTTATTCAGACGAATTTCCATTTCTTTTCTGTCTTTCATCTCATCATCAGCAAAAAGACCAATCATGATGTCAGAATCCTGAACGACGGAAAGCGAGTAGCCGATGTTGTCGAGATCGGCACCTTCCTTGCCACCAGAACGGTTTGTCTGAGCGGCAGCAATGATCGGAATGCCAAGAGTTCTGGCGTTCTGCTTCAGATCCTGAGTGATCTCCGTGAGGGACTGCCACATTGAAGAGTTCCGCTGAGGTCGGGAAGACCGCAATAAGCTCAGGTAGTCAATCAGGACAAGATCCGGCTTGTGTCTGACAGTCTCTGCGAAGACATGATCCGGCGTACACCCACGAATGCTGTCAATCACAGGAATGTCGTGGGCCTTGCCAGCGATCTCGTCGGCGGTCTTTCTCCACTCCTCGATCTGCCGTTCGGGAAGTTGGAGTTGCTTGATTTTTGCGTAATCAAGGGAGGCCGCCATAGCGTCGAACTTACGCAAGATGGCCCCCGCCTCCATCTCAAGAGAAATGTAGAGGGGCGTATAGCCCTGAGACCAAGCATTGAAAGCCAGTGACATAAGCATCGTTGACTTACCAAGACCAGAGAAGCCAGCAATCGTCACCAGCTCGTGCGATTGCACACCACCAGTCCAATCATCAAGCGTGGGATATCCAAATGGAATACCAATTTTCTTACCCTCAGCCGCTCTTTCTTCGTACTCAGCGACACGCTGCTCCATATCGGAGAACCTTGCTACTTGAGTTGAGGGAACGAGGGTGGCTAGACGACGGCTCACCTCGAGAAAGTGCAGATCGAGATTTGGTCCTTCTTGCGGATCTTCTGTCAGCTTCGCAAGCTCGATTAGAGCCTCCTGCGACAGGCGGCGCTTACAAAGAACTGTGAACTTGTCAATCAGGTAATCAAGAGATTCCTGATTATGGTCTACCTTCCAGCTGGGCCGGTCAGTTTCTACAGCGCTAGTTGAAGGTGGAGTTTTATATCGACGAGCATGATCCGTGATGTATTCAAACATGTCACGGCACTCTTCATCTGCGAAGAGATCTGCTCTTATTCCCCGTGAAACTGCCTCTTCAAGCTGGCCAGTAGTTATAACTTTATTCAGGAGAGCTTGTTCGACGTTAATTTAGATCACCACCGAAACTATATTTTTAGATCCACAATCCTGACAACAATATGACTGTCCAGCGCCATGATTGCTTTTTCTTAATTGTAGATTATCAATTAAATTATCTGATTTAATGCCGTTTATGTGGTGAACTGTTTCATTTTTCTCTAGTGGGCGGCCAAGAATTCTTGCCATCTCTAAACGGTGAGCTGCAACGTATGATTTATGACCATCAATAGTTTTGGCTCCTTTCTGAGCCATGCAGCGAAACTCTTCTTCTACTAAGTCTGTGTGAATCCAAACGTATCCCTGACTGTCAGTAGTCACACCACCAGACCATTTGTGACTGCGTGATCCGCTTCTTTTATTTATGCCAGTATTTCCTCTGGGGCGAATCGAAACTTTTTGCTCTCGCAAACGGTTTCTTATTGTCTGCCAGCTTACTCCGTACTTTAAGCCGAGTTTCCTCATAGAGGAACCAGCTTTGTACTCGTTGACTATGGACTCAATATCGAGATCGATACGTTTATCAGCCATGATAATAGAACCCTATCAGAGTTCTATTAAAAAGACTAATTAGGTTCACTTGTTCGATATTCATTTAGAGCTTTAGAGTCAAGAGTGAATTTAATCGACTTGGGGAAAGAAGTGATCTCTACTTCTTTGCCATCAATTTCGCTCATCTGAATATCAAAATTTCCGTCAGTTGGTCTCCAGTCTTTTCCGTCAATAGTGACAGTGCCACTAAGAATCATGTCTTTCACATCAAAGGTGGCAAGCCCCATAATTCCACCTGCAACAGTGACAAGATTAAGATACTTGTCCTCTGTAGAAGCCTTTGACTTGTTCTCCTTGCGCTCTACCTTTACCTCGGAGAGCTTCTCAACCTTGTCGTTTTTCTCGTCAGCTGTTTCCATTACCCACCTGATTCTGCATTGACTCAAGGACGAGGTTGCGCTGAACGGCGACTACATCGATCTCGATAATCTCGGCAAGCTCGTTGAGCGCCTTGGCCATCGTTCCACGCTGCTCCTTGGTGAAGTAAGCCTCTTCTCCATCGAGCACCTTATCGGTATCGACGAACGCTGTGATCTGAGCCGGGCCGACGCTCACATTGGCGTACTGGCCTGTCGGAATCAGCTCCGCTGCGGTCATCGTAATCTTCATCATAGGCTGACCGTTTTCTCCGACCGGCCAGCTTTCTGTGTCCGCTGATGCGCGGGCCTTCTCTGCTTGTGCCATTGCCGCACTCGCTTTCTGTTTGCTCTGCTGATCCGAATTGCCAACAGATTTTGAAATAAATGGGTTTGTACTTTCTTCTGCCATTTTGTCCTTAGTTTAAATTAGTTCTGATTTGCGACGAGGAGTTCTCATCGCGTCAATTGCTTTTTCCAATTCTGCTTCTGTCGGATTGTAGTGGGGAAGCCCTTTGCCCGGACGACGATCAGTTTCACGAATCCAAGCTCGGATTCCTTCAAGCTGCTCTGGAGTCCAATACCGCCAACCACGATCTCCCCTGTGAGGAACTAAGCCATCTGGAAGAACTCCAAGCTGTTCCCACTTCCTAAGAGTCGCCATTCTGCGGTTGAGCAAATGAGCCGCCTCCCGAATATAGATCTTCTGGGCAGACTCCTCATTCTCTGGCATGAAGAGATCTTACCAGCAGCAAGTATGCGAAGTCAAGAACTTTTTAAGATTCTTGATCTCGAGCAGCCCTACGAGCTTTTTTCTTAGCTCGGCGCTTTTCTTCTTTGGCTGCCTGATGACGATTGAATGCGCCTTTGGGAAGATCAGTGCGCTTGCTGCGCTTCCACTCGCGGCGAGTTTCGCCTTCCCAAACCCTGCGTCGTCTTGGTTTACCTGTAGCTGCCATAAGAAGAAAATAATAATAACATGCCCCCGGCAGGAATCGAACCTGCAACCTTCGGGTTAAAAGCCCGCTGCTCTGCCAATTGAGCTACAGGGGCTAGGGAAACTCGTTGAACTCAGAAACGGGCCTGAAGTCAATAATTACATCAGCATCTTTCGGAATCTCACTGAGCTGATCGCCGTGCTTGTGATAACGCTCGCACCATACCTGAAACCAGAGAAAATCAAACTCCCACATCGAGCTTTCGAAATGCACTCCAATTCTCCAGTTGCGCCAACTGAAGTTAAGGTGCCAGTCAGAAACTCGCTTAAGCTCGATTGGAACGCCAAACTTTGTAATTAGAATTTTCATAAGCCGGGAGAGGGACTCGAACCCACGACCTGCTGATTACAAAACAGCTGCTCTGCCAACTGAGCTATCCCGGCAAAAAGAGACCCCCACCAATCTTTTGGATCAGCAGGGGTCTCAGGAGAACACAACAACACGAGAAGGCAGAAGAGATTTGAAATTAACAAATCTCTCTACGCCACAGATAATACAGATCGCGATTCAAAAGTCAAGCGGAGGGGGTGAGATTCGAACTCACGAACGAGGAAACCCCGTTGCTGGTTTTCAAGACCAGTGCATTCAAC